ATTTACAGCTTTTAGTCTTTTCACCTCATCTTTTAAAGTGGATACTCTTTTGGTGTATTTTTCCGACTCCTTAGAGGTCTTGCTCATGGTTTTTATATTTTTACCAAGAGTTTTTTCAAGCTCAGCTAGGGCTTTGGTCGATTGCTGTGTGGGGCGCAAGAAGCCCAAAAGGTCGTCGTTGAGGTCAGCTAACGCATTTCGAATAAAGTTAATGCCTTTGCCTAAAAACTCGATCACAGCGTTCAAAGCTCTTAAAGCTATATTTACTGCTTCAATCGCAACAGATAAAACACTGCCTAAGAAAGTTGCCAGAGGCTTGAGATTGCCCAGAAGATCGCTAGTCGTATTCGCAAGCTCTGTTAAGCTGTCATTGAAAGCATCTCCAAATTCTTTGGTTAAACCTTTTGCGGCTATTCCAAGATTGGATAATGCGACAGACAGATTTTGAGATGCTCTTTGCATCCCCCCGCCAAACTCTTTATCCAGACCCGTAAGCAAACCATCCATGATCCGCTTTGCGCCGTCAGCGGTCTGCCCAAGCTCAGAAATTTCTGTTCGAGTGATATTAAGCTCATCATTTAATATTCGATAAACTGGAATGCCTGCGGTGACGAGTTGCTCAAGCTCCTCAAGACCTAAGCCACCACCAACTGATCGTGTTATGACCCTTGTTAAAGCCTCAAAAGTTTGCAACCTGTTCGTGGTAGCAGACGCGGCATCACCCAAGGTCGTGAGCAATTTCTCTGTTGGCCTGACACCAGCACCGCCCAACTGAATGAATGACCTTGTTAAAGTTTCAATATCAAATGGTGTTCTTTGCGCAAAATCGATTATAAACTGCATGGCGGCTTGACCGCTTTCCGCAGTTTTGAAAACAGTGTTTAGGGTGAGCTGTAAATCTTCGAATGACGATGTTACATCGACAACCTTTTTGAGAGCAAAACCAGCCGCTACGACAGCCCCAATTCTGCCTATCGCCCTCGACGTTCTTTGTGCGGCACTTGAAACCCTGTCAAAGCTCTTTGACATGCGCTTCGTAGTCGCGTCAGTGCGTGTCTGAACTCTTTGTAAGTCTCTACGGAGACCGCTGAGGTCAGCATCAATTTTTACGAGTAGGGTATCAACAGTTGCCATTAGTCTGGATACATCTCCATCAACTCCTCAAGTTCACTTTTGCGTAGTGGCGGCGGCTTTCCACTTGAATTAAATTCTGCAAAACCTTGAACAGCGGCGTAAAACTCAGGGAAACTCATGTTCCAGAAAACATCTGGGGTCATACCCATTTTACCGAGTGCTGTTTCCATCCAGTGCTTCCAAGGAAGCTCTTCTACAGCAATGCTTCCACCTGTTGTTCGTTTCCCTCATCTGTTTCCACGCCAAGCACTTGTGCGATAATTTCACTGCTTACCCTAATGCCTTCAGATAAACCCGCATCCCAAATATCTTTTTTAATGTCAGATTCTTTAATATCATTACCACCAGCCCTTACTACTGGCGTAATAATTGCCACCATTTGCTCTGTGGTTATATCAGCCTCAGACATGGCTTGAGCAATTTTGACTATGCCCCTGCCCATACCACGCTCAATACGCATAATTATATCAAGCGTCACCTTCCCCTGATACTCCTTCTTCCCCAGAACTATCTTTAACTCTCCGCGTTTTGGATTTGACATTCTTGTCTCCTTGTGTT